AAAAGATTCTGACTCATTCAAGAGGTTGATTTGAAAAAACCCATAACAGAAAACCGTTACGGGAAAAAAGATTCCATCAACTATCCATAGCATAAAGCAACGGATACATATCTATCAGGTGGTTTTCTGTCTGTTTTAGAAACCCTTGTGAAAGGGAACTACAGTCATCAGACAACTGTAGTTTTTTCTGTACATCTAGCACTCAGACTCTAGTCTGCCGCGTCGGGAAACGTGGAAATAAAGACGCGAGGTGTGCAAAGGAAGAAGATTGGGTTAAAATCCACTCCCGCACTATAGTAAGTTTCCAAAGTTGGCCAGTCGAACGCCGAAGTGTTCGCCGTGGTAATTGAAAACCGACTCCTCACGGAGAAGTGATCATTGATGCGAGATGCCGACTTGAAATCTCGATCCCGAACCGTGTGAAAGGCCGGGTAAAATCGAAGTGGCAAATATTGAGGCAAATTTACTGAAAGTGCGGATTGTGTATCCGGATTCGTGAGACTGAGCCCAGCACCCGTTAGCATTGGCACATTGTTCGATTGCCGTTGGAGCCCAGCCGATGCTGCACCCGTAAGAGAAAACCCTTGTGAGGTGCCATTGCGATTAGGCGAGGCAGTGTCCCGTACATCTGAATACCAGCGCGAAACAGACAAATGATCGATACGCTGAGAATTTGATCCGCCGACTACGGGGTTGACATGCAAATTTGTCGAACCTCGGTAACCGACGAAACACTCAAGCGTCCAATCAATTGGATTGTTTTGACACCAGTTAAATGGATACGGAGCGGCGGAATTCGCGTTGTTATACGCTGTGGTCGTGATGTCACGACCATACCCTGGGGGAATTCTATGGTAATTATTACGCGTCAGGTACATACCAGTAGTAGCTGACGGGCTCGCACCACAAAATTGCATAGTTTGATAGTGCGTGCGGTGGAGGATAGGTCTCATAGAAGAGATAACCTCACCAGTGGTGATCAATCCAACATGAGCATCTAAGTCAATTGGTTCTTGCGTGATCACCTCGCTGGATTGAATCACACCAGCTGGATCGCGCGTAGTAAACGCGGTGGACAGCTGCTGTGGACCAGCGAACATAAAATCCTCGCCTGCTTTGACAAAAGCCAAAATAGTCAAGGTCGAGGTTGTTGTAGGAGCGGACAAGACAGTCTGAACCCGCATCGAAATGGTACCATTGTAGTACTTACTATCATAAGAATATGACGGCGTTTCACTAGCGGACCACGTGGCAGGGTAGGTCTGAAATGGTACCACCTCTAACAAAGGAGAAGTCGCCTTGTAAGGGACGACAAACTCCACCTCATCTTCGTGTTCAAGATCAACGACCTTGGAGAAAGTCGTTGTTTCCGTGTCTGCAGTACCCGTCAAATCCCCATTGGGATCGTACGAAATAAGCACCCGTCCTCGATGGAATTTGGTCTTGACAAACTTAAAGCGATAAACAATCGAGCCCCTCCAAAAACGGAAGTTGGGACTGAAATACGTTATCGGTGGCATCGTTCTAAATCCACCAGCCGCATTGGCATAGTGAGGATTGACGATAGCACTCCAAAGAAGTGAATCAACTGCCAGGGCAGTAGTCCAATCAGTGGCCTCGATAAAGCTGTCATGAGTCAAAAGTTCCTTGAAGACAAGTGGATCTTTCTCGTCAACACCAGCAACAGAGCTGGAAACGGTGACCTCATTCTTGGGATCTAAACACAGTTTGTCGATAGGCATGCGCGTCTCAGAATTCGCAAAAGCGTGAAACGATTTATTTTGCATGGGCTCGACATCATCAATCATTGGCGGGTTGGAGTACCCAAATAAACGGGCAACGCCAGACACCATGTTGGCCCCCATCTCCGTCGCCTTGGCGAAAGGACCAATTATAGGGACGTCCGTTAGTCTAGACGCAACATTAGCCACTGCTGTTGCTGGTCCGGACACGGTCCCTTCCTTAACATATTCATCACTCTGCACCATACCAATGGGCGAGAGTGCTTCGCGAGATTG